CCCGCAGGAAGCCCACTCCAAAACAATTTCCTGAACAACACGACGAGCTGGTGCCGTTTGAATCCGATTGGATGCGGGCGCCAAGCTGTAACGGAAACATTCTTCCTCATAATGTCTTATTCGGCCATTATCTTTCTCGTAGGAGGTTCAGTCCCATCCGTAGAAAATCTCATAAAGTTTAGCGTCATATTCCTCATGATGAATATCGCCGCGAGAATGGTATCCGATTCTTTCTCCGATAAATTAGCAATTGCTGCGCTGAGTGGACTCGGACTGAAAATTGTCAGCGTCATCGCTCCACGCGTGATTTCTTGGTAACTATATTACTATATTATCTCCTAATATTATATCGTGGTAAATAACTTAACAAATTATATATGAGCATCTCAAGGATGGTTGCTTCTCACAACTTACAAATCAAAGATTTTGTGGTATATATGTTTACTTTTCCAAATAGAAAAAGCTATATTGGAAGATCTTGTAATTTTGCACTGAGACTTAAAAATCACAATAAAAAATCATCGGGATGTATTTATGTCAGGCGTTGCTTGAAAAAATACGGTGGATGGGAGAACGTTGATATCACGATTTTGAAGTCAGATCTTAAAGGCGCATATCTGGCAAATCAATGGGAGAAATTTTTCATTAGTACGTTTGATACGCTGGCTCCTCGTGGTCTCAATTGCACTCCAGGTGGAGATGGAGTGTGCTTTACAGATGAAATCCGTAAGAAGATAGGTGATGCGAACAGAGGAAATAAATGGTCTGAAGAACAACGTGAAAAACACAAAATAACTATGAAAAAAGTGTGGAAAACACGTATAGTCTCAGATTATACACGCCAAAAAATAAGCAAGATCAATAAAGGACGCAAGCTTACGGAAGAACATTGCAGAAAAATCAGTATTTCTAGAAAGAAACTAAAGATACGCTTGACGGATGCACAAAAGCAATATCTGCGAACGATTAATCTTGGGAAAAAAATGTCCGAAGAAGCTATTCAGAATACAATAAGATCAAGGAAAAATAATGGTAATCCTTGGCATTCGGAAATAACAAAAAATAAGATAGGAGATGGGAATAAAGGCAAGATAAGAACAGAAAAACATAAACAAAATATGAGAGATGGGCACAAAAATAGCACGTTTGACAGATCAACCACTCGTAAATTTACAGATGAACATATGTTATCAGTATTTGAAGAATTGAAAGGAGATCGTAATGCCGTTATTGATAAACTTGGAATTCATTATAACACTTTATTTAGATGCTTAAAAAGAAATAATATGGTTGGTAAAAAATAATGCTCGCTCCAAAAATAATTTCGTGGTAATTGGCTTGATATTTGCCCGCCCATGGAATATTTGGTCTCGAGGTCGGTTTGTCGATACGGATGATGACGATATGCCGGCGGGTATGTGGCTTGATATTTTAGTTTGTCGATACAAACAATTCTTTATATCGACAAATATGTTGATAGTATCATGTGGATCTTTTTGCTAACAATTCATCGAAATCTTTGGTTTTTGTTCCGCCGTCGTACTTCCAAGCGTATCCATGTTCGACTAAGGATTCGTTGATACACTCATCATCTACATACACATGAGCCAGTATTCTGCCATACTTTTCGTTCGGATCGCCTTTGCACATTCGTATCGTGATATTGTTCGCTTGTTCGATTTTCTTTTTTAAATATTCTTTCGATTCTAGCCCGAGCTTTTTTTCGCGCAAATCGGTAGTTCTGGATTCTGGGGTATCGATTCCGAACAAACGAACTCTCTGATTCGTAAAAATATCAAATCCGAGGTCGATCATCACGTCTAGAGTGTCTCCATCGATCACTTTGAGCACTTTCACGGAATATTCGAACATATATAATCATTTATTTTTCTTTCGATTATTTGTTGGTTTAATCACTCCATTTTCCGTAAGCTTTTTCTGATACTCTTTTAAAGACGATAAAAAGTTCATCGGTCTGAACGTTTCGCACTTTCTCTCTCGTATCAATTTCATTGCTTCATCATAACCAATTTTTTTGATCGTCATCAAATATGCAGCGACGACGGTTGACGATCTGTTTTGCCCAGCGCGGCAATGTACTAAGACGTTTCCATTATATCTTGTTACGTCTCTTATAGCAACGCTCGAAATCCCAAAGTATTTCACCATCTTTTTCGCGTCTGACGGATCGTCATACACGGGAACTCTGAGCATCGGAATGTCGGAGAAGCGAGGAATGTCCGCAGTGCAATTTACGACCAATTTTATGTTGTTCCTCCGCAGAAACTCTTTGTTCGCAGCCGTAGCTTCTGATCCAATCCAAACGCGATTCGTTATCTTCTTCGGCTTATAATATAGTTGCCCGTTATATTCGATCAAGTCCTTTACAGGCGCAGGATACACGCACTTCTTATTCACCATTACTATAAGTAATTATTATTATATTAGATGTGTTTTTTTGATAAAAAAAATAACTTAATGAAAATATACGCTACATCATCATGGCATTCACCGACATCATCGAACTCTCATCCGACGTCGTTGCCAAGCCCGCCAAGCCCAGCAAGCCCAGCGTATTTACCAAGGCGACACCCGGAGCAGAGCCCAAGAAGCAGGCGAGCATTTTCCTCGGTATTCCTTGTTTTGCGTGTATGATGACCAATTCGTTTGCCGCAAGTCTTATTTCTCTGCAGGCTCTGTGTGCTCAGCGCGGCATTCAAATTTACATGGATTTTGTAGGTAACGAGAGCCTCATCGAACGCGCCAGAAACATCCTCGTGAAAAGATTTATCCAGCAGCCTCAATTCACGCACATGATGTTCATCGATAGCGATATCGGGTTCAATCCGATGTCGGTGATCCGCCTGCTGGAGTTTGATAAGGATTGCACCAGCGCAGTATATCCCAAGAAAAGCATCAACTGGGAGCTCGTCAAGGAAAAGATCGCCAAGGGATCTCAGGAGGACGTTCGCCAGATGGGACTCGATTTTAACATTAACTTGATTTCCAACGATCAGCACATAAACGGGTTCGTAAAGGTGCTCGATGTAGCCACCGGTTTCCTCATGATGAAGCGCGGGATGATCGAGAGGATGTACGAACATTATAAGGAGGAGCTGTTCGCCGTCAACGATATTCAAGGCCAGAACGTGACGGATTACATCGCTATCTTCGCGTGCAGCATCGACAAGAAGACCAAGAGATTCCTGTCGGAGGACTACGCGTTCTGCCGCAGATGGCAGGAAATGGGCGGTGACGTGTGGGCCGATATTACTACGCCCCTCAGCCACACGGGATCACATCCATTCAGTGGAAATATCTTGGAGCGTATTACACTAGGATGATCGTTTGTTAAATAACTTAAATAAAAAAATAGATATAGAACAATGAGCCAATCACCACGCGTCATCATTTCTATCATCACCGAAGGACGTGGAGACATGACACTACAGACTTGCGTGTCCATTCTGAATCTTCAAATGGCGCTCATGACTTCTCCCAGCGGGTTCCAAGCGGATATGAGATTTTACAAAACGAACAACGAGGCTCTCACGGCTCTTTATAACGAGAAGGAATTTCGCGGAATGTATATCATCAATTTCTCCACGAGCGTTCCGGGAGACTTTGCTCTGAAAGCGTGGAACTCCGACAAAGACGTCGTCGTGGGCATTCATCCATTGCCGACGATCGACTGGGATCGCGTGAAGGAAAACATCACGAACACCACGGAATCTATCCAGAACACCGGCATAGTATACAACCTTTCTCTGGCAGGACTTCCCGACGAGAACGGATATGCTAAAATAAAAAACGTCAAGATTGCCGACGTCATGTTCGTCAAAAGACAAGTGCTCGATACGATCGCAAAAGATACCCCCAGCGTAGTATCTAAGGACGGTAAAAATACATCGTTGTTCCTGGACGGAATATACGATGGAGAATATCTCACCGGTATCGAAAGATTCACAAAATTATACGGAAAGACCATGTTTGGCGACACCAAGCGTTCTGCAAACAAAATGGGACCGTGCGAGTACGTGGGGATCGTAGGAAACAGAACGCAAGTCAGGTAAAAATTAAATAAAAATTAAAATTAAAAATAAAGTAAATAGTTTGTCAATACGAATACATCGAATTGACAAATCATAACTCGAATATTTATTTAATTTCAACTAATTGACCATTTTTCCACATGGTATTGCATCCGGTGTTGTCGTTATTCTTGCACCGCAACCCCGCGTGCTTGTCCCAGCCCCAGTGAGGATATTTGTTCTCGATGCGGTTCATCCAAAAAGTAATTCCTGCGGAAATCGCAATAACGACGAAGATAACGGCCAAAATCAACTTCCAGTTCATCGTATACTATTATATTATATTTTTTTATGAAAATAACTTAATAAATTGTATTAACGTATATTATGGCATCTTCTCGCGACGTTAGCAATCTAACAACGGAGGAAGTTGCGGTGCTGAACAGAGCCGTGTTCGAGGAGTGGGATTCAAAAACAACGCAGATGAAAAAGGAAGCAGACAAGATCGATCCCGAAAAACTAAAAAATATCAAGCCCAAAGACATTGGGATTTCCTTTGGTCCTGTGATGGACGAAGCAACATTTCGCGAATATCAGAAACGCAGGGAAGGTCGGATGAACGTCATTTCGGCGGCGGACCTTCAAAAAATGTTCGGTCAAAGAAAATAGCTAAAATAAAAATATTATAATACAGATAACATTGAGATGGACCTCCAAAAAATGATGACGGTGGAGAACATTTTGAAAGTATTATTGGCGATAGCAGTCGGCGTGATGCTGTACAAAGTATTCTTCGCAAAAGAGACGTACTATAATTACCAAGATGATAAGTCGGGATACGCATATCCGATGGATTACGAGGAGGACGTGGTCGACGAAGATGAAATCGACGATGAGGAAGACGTCGACGAAATTGAAGAAGTAGTAGACGCCGAGGACGAAATGTACGAATATGCCGACGAAGAAAACGAGGCATATGATGACTCCGAAGAAACCGTCGAAGAAACCGTCGACGAAGAAGATGACGTGGTCGACGAAGAAGAAATTGTCGACGAAGAAGAAGACATTGTTGACGAAGAAGAAATTGTTGACGAAGAAGAGGATGTGGTCGACGAAGAATATGTAGATGATGAGTTAGATCTATTATATGCTTCCGACGCCGAGGATGATCTGCAAGAAAACTTTACTCTATACTCGAACCTCGTGGGCGTCGATACCAACTATGCTTGAGATTTATCTTTGGTATATACTACTGAAATAAGGTTAGTAGACTTGTTTTTAACGAATGTTGTTTTTGGGTTTAAAAGTATATTTATAATCTCTTTAAATTCATTCATTTCCGTAATTATTATATAATAATATAATAAATGTCCACCGCGGTATTAACGCGTCAACAACAGCAATCTTTCGCGCCTATACGACCTCTGACCGTGGCGCCCAAGCCTGCACCCAACCCAGCACCCGTAGCTCCAAAGCCAGCTCCTGTCGCTCCAAAGCCAGCTCCTGTCGCTCCAAAGCCAGCACCCGTAGCTCCAAAGCCAGCTCCTGTCGCTCCAAAGCCAGCACCCGTAGCTCCAAAGCCAGCTCCTGTCGCTCCAAAGCCAGCACCCGTGGCTCCAAAGCCAGCCCCTGCCGCTCCAAAGCCAGCACCCGTAGCTCCAAAGCCAGCTCCTGTCGCTCCAAAGCCAGCACCCGTGGCTCCAAAGCCAGCTCCTGTCGCTCCAAAGCCATCACCCGTGGCTCCAAAGCCAGC